CTTAGACAGACTACCTTTTTCTCTAAGCGTGTCGAGGTTACGAATAAGCATTCTTGCGTTCGTTCCTACACCGTCTTGTCTTTTTTTGTTGTTGTCTATTTCTTCGAGAACCTTAAGGGGAAGGACAATATCATTATTACCATAAGAGCGAATACAATTTGCGTCTGTCAAACAAACGCTGGTATCAAGAATATAAATTTTTTTAGCCATGTTAACTCACTTTGTTAAGCATTTGATCTTCCTCACGAAACACTTACTTTTAATAAATGTAACACGAGAAAGCAATCATTATAAATAGTCTTTTTATTTGTTTAGTTGGTAAAAAGGGTCACGGGGCACTTATTTATTTTAAGGGAGTAAGAATCCCTTTTACAAAGGAGGATAAGAAAATGCGTGGGGTTATGATGTCTACCCTAATATTCGTTCTGTCGTTGACTATCTCTTGCGGCACAATGAATTCAAACATAGAGGACAACTTTCCAAGAGATGGTTTTGCTTTTATTAGCAAGACAGTTGAGCTAAAAAAATGTATTGGTGATAAATGTATGACTATGGACCTTCGTTCTACTGGTTCAGGTTATGTTGTGAGGGTCACAGAAAAGGGCGCTTATATTGTTACAGCAGCGCACGTCTGTGATGGAGAATCGGGGTTATTAGAAACAGTCACTCAAAAAGTGAAAATGAAAGTCTCAACTATTCTGTTGGAAACTTATGATGCAGAGATACTAAAAAAAGATGCTGAAATAGACGCTTGTTTACTTTTTGCTGAAGGTTTGACTACTGGGGTAAGTGTTATTCCATTAGCCATGAAACCTCCAAAGAAAGGTGAAAGGGTTTATAATTTAGCAGCACCTATGGGTGTGTTTAACTATGATATGGTTCCTATCTTTGAAGGCAGATATGCTGGTGAAGATGGGGGACAAGATCTTTATACACTTCCAGCAACTTTTGGTTCTTCTGGATCTATGCTTCTAAATTCTAAAGGTGAGTTGGTAGGGATGGTTCACTCTGTTCTTGCTAAGTTTAGAAATGTTGCTATTTCTTCACCTTTTCACAAACTAATGCGTTTTATTAGATCTGGTCTCAGAGACGCTTCCATTCACGAGTGGGCTTGTATAGCACCTGAAAAGTGTGCTAAATAGGTTTCTTTCTTCTCCAAATAGTCAAACCCAACTTATTCTTTATCGAATACAAGTCTGTAAATAAGTTTATGTAATCAGCATAATTATTTTCATTTGTTTTCTGTCTCATAAACGTCATTTCATCACAATTCAGAAACACATCAAAATAAATTTTTATTTTTTTATCTAAATCTTTTTTATTATTTATTATTTCAGTTCTTGAGTTTGGTAGATAAAAACTGTGGTTTGTTTTATCGTGAATAATGGCGATGCTGATGTGTCCATTTCCTAACTCAGCTTTGAGGCTCAAATGATCGATATTAGTAACATACCAGTGTTCTTTTTCAAATATCTTCTTTCGAGCCATCAATCCACAGCCGATATTAAGTTCGCCCTAACGAACTCTACTTTTTTATTTTTATTTTTTGGGTCTTGTAAGGTGAGATATTGCTCTGAGTTCCATTTGAGGTATTGAATATCTTCCAACAACCAAACTCTATTTTGGTAATATACTGGAGAACCTACGTACGCTCTCTTTCCGTTTCCATCTAAAGTAAATCTTGTTGTAGACATTTTCAACCCCTCCATTTAAGGGGCTGTTGACCCCTCGTCTCTTCTATAAGAAGCGAAATCATCAAGTGCGGCATCACCGTCTAACGCTTCTGCTAATATTTTAGTCCATTTATCAATTTCTTTTAAGATGTCAGTATGCTCTCCAACCATTACTGTTTTAGTAAATAGCATATCTAACATCGTTTTTGCTTCTTCTGCCTGTGCTAAGTATTTGAGTTTTGCTGCATTAAATAATTTATGATTCATATATCCTCTTCAGTTTCTTCAAAAAAAGAAATAGTGTTATACTTCTTAATATAACGATTAAATTCCATATAGTCAACCCCTAAAAATCGGGCTGCTTCTTTTTTTGTTCTTGCTATGCTTAAGGCAGTCTTTAAAAGAGCATCTGTGACTGCGTGTCTAGTCAGTCTCCAGATAGGTATACCATAGAACTTACCACATAAATATCTAGTAGACAACTCTAACTTAATAGCTATTAGGTCTTCTAACGCAATATTATTGATATTGTTTAAAGTATTGTCAGTTATTTTCTTTTCTGACTTAAGTTTGTTTATTATACTAAATTTAGAATATTTGGTATAAGGTTTCTTATCTCTTTTATTCTTCCAAGGCATATTTAAATAATAATATATTATATGATAAGATTTAATTTAATATTAATATTATTATTGTAATTTAATTCTTTCGTCTTCTTCAGTATCTTCAATCTCTGGTTCTGGTGGTAGGTCTGCTGGCGCTTCTTCTGCAGCAGGTTCATTATAATCAGGTGAGGCTGGCTCTTGTCCGATAGTGTCTCCCATTTCTGATTCAAACTTATCAAAATAAAGCTTAAGGTTAGTTAAACCATAATCATAAAATAATTTTGCATCTTCTGGGATTGTTAGACTCTCATAGGCAGAAAGAATTTGAGTCTCCGTATCATTCCAAGCTTTTTCAGCAAAGTCAGCACCCTGCTTAATGGCTGGACTTTCAGAGTCCGCTCTAACGAATTGCTTCTCTTCTGCTTCTTCAGTTTCTTCGTCTTCTGGTCTAGCTGGAATAAACTTTGATGGATCTGGATCTGCGGAGATATCATCATCGTCCACATCTTTAATTGTTAAATTAAATTTTTCTTCTTCTTGCTCGTTCAATTCAGATGCTGTTCTGTTGACATCAATTGGCTGAAGAGCATTTTTAAAGTTTACCAAGAAGTGATATCTAAAAGAATCTCTTTCTTCTTTTGTAGAGGCTAAGTTCTTGTAATACTTCTCAATTGTTTTAATAATATTCTTTAATAGATCATCCAATACATTGATACCAGTATTACTATGAACTACTGAATCTGCTACATCAGTATTTCCCTTGACTTCTTGGATAAGATGTCTTATGATGTTTCTTAATCGTTGCTCTTCTTCCATTTTGCTCTTTGACATAATGTTTAAAGATTCTCTGATGATTCTTCTTAAACGAAGTTCGTCTTTATTTACAGATTCCATTAATTTAACTCCATTATTATATAAGTAGTTTTCGTTTTGTGTTTCATCTTCTTCGAAGGCATTACCAGCATAACCTTGAACTGCTCCTGCCCCCATCGCTGAGATTTCGTCTAGCTCTTCTTCGCCTAGATGTTTAAAATACTGGATTTGACCTTCTCTTTTCTTAGCGGCTTCCCTTGATTTAAACTTACCAAGACTTTTACGCTCACCAGTTTTAGGATCTTTCTTTTTAGAATAGAGAGTATATTCACTATCACCAGTTTTTTTGATGATCTCTTCCATCACCTCCTCTATTAAGCCAAAAAAGATACCCAGAGGTATCTGGGAAACCTCCTCTTTTAGTTCCTGTTTCACCATATCGGCAATATCCTGTGCCCTGTCTTTTGAAGTATCTGGTAGAAAACGCTCAATATCCTCTCCACTTCTTAGTGCGTTTCGAAAATCAGTAGCACTCAATACTTCACCAACAGGATCAAAAGCGTAATCGAGAGGATTTAGAACCTCTGCGTTCTCAACGTATTTTTGGACGTTACCAGCAAAACGCTCAGCAGCATCTCCACCTTTTGTTGAAGCACCAAGAATAATCTTCGATCCTTCCATTTCTGGCTTGTTTCCATATTCCATCGCTGCTCTTACAGGTGAGGCAAAATCAGGAATCTCAACATCAACATTTGTGATATTAGCGTCATCTAAATAAAGATTTAAAATCTGCGCTGCCGCTGCCGCTGTAATACCATCTTTTTCTTTTGGACTAACAAGAACAACGACTCTATCAGCTAATCTAGCATAATGTTCGATCATATCTAAATGACCCCTATGAGCAGGCTTAAACTTTCCTGGTAAAATAGCAACAGTTTCGCCTTCATTTTGCTCACGAAGCATTTCCTTGACCATCTGTGGGATCTTTCCTCTTCCGTAGCGAAATAACCCCAAAAGTTGGTTCATAGGAGCAAAGTTTCCGGTAAACTTGTACATTTGACCATCGTGCTGGAAAACAAAACCTTCTACAACTGTGTCGATGTTATCATGATGCTTAAGTTTTGTGAGTTGTCTTACTAAAATGTCTTGTGCTGCTTCTTTCTCTGGACCTTCATAGTCTTGGATAGCACGGATAGCGGCTTCTGTTTCATTTTTTAATCTTTCGACCTCGGCTTCATTATCGAGAATGTAAGCGCTTTTTAGACCACGGAGAAGTTCTACTGCGAAGTCGTGGATAGCCATTTCGATAGGCTCAATTAATTTTTTTATTAGAAACTTTGAGTTCTTGTTGAAGGCTGAAACCTTTGCTTTGGTTTCCCTATCCATTCCTTTTGTTATTTGAGTTGTTGTTGGAGCGCTTTTATCACCAAGCATTCTTCTAACAAGAAGTTCAACTCTTTGATCGTCTAGTTCTGGCAGACTTTCAGTTGTATAAGGAATGAGTTTATCACGAAGATAATCGTTGATAGTCATGTTGCCTGAATAGCCAGTTTGCTGAATGCGGTTTAGAACCTCTTCTACAAACGCTTCGTCTGTTATTTTATTAAGAGCAAGAAAAGCAGTCCTACGAACGCTAAAGCTATCATCAGCCGTAGCTTCCTCAAATCTATCAATAACGCTATCTAGAAAGGCTGACTCTTTCTCATTTGCTACAACTTCTAGAGAGTTGTCTTCTATATTATATTTTTTATGACCCATTCGGTGAATATTCACGACATTTTCGTCATAATTAACAACATTTGGAGCAACTGGACCTTGAATCTCTGTGTTGTAGAAAATTTCACCATTAGGTCCGAAGATTCGTGCTTTTTCTTCTTCTGAAAGTGAATCAAGAGCACTTGCATATGCGTTAAAAGCAGTTACATAGGCACGTTTTGAATCCTCACCTCCACGAAACTCACGATTAATAAGATCCTCTAGTGTCATTCCACCACGTGACATATCACCTTTGTTTCTGGCAGCACGAGGCTTACCGTCAACATAACCGAGATAAATGTTATAACCGTCAGTCTTTTCCGTGCCTACAAGTTCGCCTGAAGCGGCTTTTTGTAGGATTTCAGCCATTTTATTAAATGTTAAATCACGATTATCGTAAAGATGCGATAAGTGTCCTGCTACGCCGCCCATAGGTTTTAAATATCCTTTTTAAGTTCTTCTAGTTGTCTTTCTAAACTTTCTAGTTTGATTTCTAATCTTCTGGTGAGAGATTTAATGTCTTTCAAGTGCTCTTTAGCCATTTCAATCTTTCTTTGATCGGATTGGCTTGATACCTTAATACTGCTTAGAGTATCAATTACACTTTCAGCATAAGCACGAACTGATGGCTTTGCTTTCTTTGCTTCGTTAAGTAAAAACTCTCTTGTTAGTTTTCTTAAGTCAACGCTCATTTTTATACCAATTTTCTGATTAGTTTATTGATTACTGTGCGGAGTTTGGTTTCGTCCAATCTGCCAACGTTATATACGGTTTCTTCCATAGCAGCACCGCACTCACACAATCCTTCTGGCATATCACAATCGCTACATTTTTCAGCATCACCCTCAAGCACAGCTTCGGCAGTTTTGTAGTCTGATTTAAAATCAACTTTAGCATCTACCTCTTCTTTGATGAGTTTGTTGGGTTCGTCGGCTTTCTTGTAGCCCCATTTCTCCATAAGCATAGAGTTGAATTCTTTAGTTCGCCAATCTTTGTAAGACATTTTATAATCTCCTTTTTTGCCCTCGGCTAAATAATTAGTTGAGTTTCTTTGTTTTAGTCCATCTTCCCAATCCCTAAAGCATAAATTGCCTTCCTGATAAGCCTCTCTTTCTAATTCACGCATTTCACCATCTTCCTGAGCGTAACCAGGAGTTGTAGGCGCTAAGTTATCCATATCACCACGTTCAAATTGTTTATGATGAACTAATTCGTGGGCGAGAGAACGCAAACAATCCTTAATGTGCCTTCCTGTAATAAAGACTGTGATTGTTTGTGCTCCTGGTTCATAGTGAGCGGTTTTACCGAGAGGATTGAGACTGTTTTGCTCGTCTTGAGCGAAAACCAATTTTGGTTTGTTTTGAAGTTTATATCTTTGGTGGAAAAACTCCATTAAATCATTAGCATATGTTCTGATATTATCCATAAATTTAATTAGTTTATGGATTGAGTTTATACTTCGTGAGGCGAACGAGAAAAAACAACAGACTTAACAAAATGATTTGTGTTAAGTCGGCGTCTAATG